TCACAGCCCTGCCGCCTTCCATTCGTCGAGCATCTGCTGCTGCTGTTCCTTCAGGTGCCAGGGCATGTCCTCGAACACGTCCTGGAACATGCTTTCCATCGGATGGTGGAGGCCATGGCCCAATATGCCGTTCTTTTCGGCCTCGCGCGCGGCGTCGCGGACCATCTCGGCCAGTTCCTGGTCCATCGCGGCGTGGCGTTCCTCGTCCCAGATGCCCAGCGTGATGCAATGCTGCTTCAGCCGCGCGATCGGATCGCCGAGCGGCCATTTGCTGCTTTCCTCGGCCGAGCGGTAGGCGGTCGGATCGTCGGACGTGCTGTGCCCTTCGACGCGATAGGTGAAATGCTCGATCAGGGTCGGGCCGCCATTGGCGCGGGCGCGATCGGCGGCCCAGCGGGTGGCGGCATAGACGGCCAGCACGTCATTGCCGTCGACGCGCAGCCCGGCAATGCCATAGCCGATCGCGCGCGCGGCGAAGGTGGTCGCTTCCGCCCCGGCAAAGCCGGAGAAGCTGCTGATCGCCCACTGGTTGTTCACCACATTCATGATGACGGGCGCGCGATAGACGCTGGCGAAGGTGCAGGCCGAATGGAAGTCGCCCTCCGCCGTGGAGCCCTCGCCGCACCAGGTGGCAGCGATGCGGGTATCGCCCTTGGCCGCGCTCGCCATCGCCCAGCCCACAGCCTGGGGATATTGGGTGGTGAGGTTGCCGGAGATGGAGAAGAAGCCGGCCTCGCGCGCCGAATACATGATCGGCAGCTGGCGCCCCTTCATCCGGTCGCCCTTGTTCGAGTAGATCTGGTTCATCATGTCGACGATGGACCAGTCCCGCGCGATCAATATGCCCTGCTGGCGATAGGAGGGGAAGCACATGTCGTCGCGCGACAGGGCAAGCGCGGCGCCGATCGACACCGCCTCCTCGCCGGTCGACTTCATGTAGAAGCTGGTCTTGCCCTGGCGCTGGGCGCGGAACATGCGGCCGTCGAAAGCGCGGGTCAGCGCCATGTAGCGCAGCATTTTGAGCAGCGTGTCCGCCGGCAGCTTGGGGTCCCAGGCGCCGACCGCATGGCCATCCTCGTCCAGCACGCGGACCAGCCCATAGGCGAAGTCGCGCATCTGCGACGGGTGGGTCGCCTCGTCCGGACGCGGCGCCGCGTCGGCCGCGGGAATGTCGAAATGGGTGAAGTCCGCGCTTTCACCGGGCCGCGCGGGCGGCTCGGGCACATGCAGCTGCAGCGGCGGCAGGTTGCGCCCCTGCCCGTCCGTCACAGCGCCGGATTCGATCGAATCGGTCATCCTGCCTCCTATTGTGCGTTGCAATAATATTGCTTGTGGCAATTATTATATTTCAACGCCGCGCAAGGCAAGCCTTACTGACCCAATTCCTTTTCGCCTGTCGCCTTCGCTGTCACCTCAGACGGCGACGGGCGCGGAAATATGGGCCTGCGGCGCATAATCCTGCACCTCGAAATCCTCGATCCCATAGTCGAAAATGCTTGAAGGCCGGCGATTGATCCGCAGCTTCGGCGCGCCCGCCGGGGTGCGGCTGATCTGCTCCTCCACCAGATCGGCATGGTTGAGGTAGAGATGGACGTCGCCGCCCTGCCAGACCACCTCGCCCGGTTCCAGATCGCATTGCTGGGCCAGCATCCGGGTGATCATCGACAGGCCAAAGATGTTGAAGGCAAAGCCCAATCCCAGGTCGCAGCTGCGCTGGAAGAGCAGGCCGTTGAGGCGGCCATCGGACACCTGGAACTGATAGGTCATGTGGCAGGGCGGCAAGGCCATCTGCGCGACTTCCGCGACATTCCAACCGGTGAAGAGCAGGCGGCGCGAACCGGGGTTGGTGCGAATCGCATCGACCAGCGCAGCGATCTGGTTGTGGCCCTGCGCCGCCCGGCGGAACAGGCCGTCGCCGACCGGCTCGTAGCGCGGCCAGTTCACCCATTGGGCGCCATAGACCGGACCGAGATCACCCCATTGCCGGGCAAAGGCTTCATCCTCGATAATTCGCGCCTCGAACGCGTCGCGGTCGATATCCTCGCCGGTCGCCTTGCGGTAGCTGTCGAGCGGCCAGTCGGTCCAGATATGGACATTCTGCTTCACCAGTTCGCGGATATTGGTGTCGCCGGTCAGGAACCACAGCATCTCGCGCGCGGCGACCTTCCAATAGACCCGCTTGGTGGTGAGCAGCGGCACCGCATCGTCGGCCAGCGAGAATCGCAGGGTCGCGCCCAGGATCGATCGGGTGCCAACGCCGGTGCGGTCAATCCGCTCGTCGCCATGGCGCCAGATATGGCGCATCAGGTCGAGATATTGCTCTTCATAATGGGGCGGCTGCGGCGACATGGCGTGCAAGGTCGGTGATCCTGGGATGGGAATGAATCTGGGCGTTCCGTCCATGTAGCATCCCCCCTGCCCCGCTGTCCCGACCAAAGGTCGCGCCATAACGGATGCGACTGCCGGCCCGGCCCGCTCCGTTCCGCCACTACGGATCATTCCGCGTCTCCGCTCCCGGCCCATTGCTGACAGGCTGCGTGCCTAGGGGGTGCGATGCTGACATTGGTGATTCTCGACGAGGACGGCCAGCCGCGCGACCGGCTGCACCCCGATGGCAACTGGCCCTGTCTGGTGGCTCATCTGCTGGCCAGCGATGCGCGACGGGTCATCCTGCACCAGCGGCGGCACAGTGCGGCGCCGCAGCCGGTCGACATCGCCCTGACCCGCAGCCTGCACCGCCGGCTGCGGGCGCTCGACATCCACCTAGCCGACCATCGGATCGACACGCCGAGCGGCTGTTTCAGCTTCCGCGATGCGGGTCTTTTGTAGAATTTTCAAAAAAGCGCATCAGGTGGCTTGCCAGCCCTCAAACCCCTCTCTATAGGCGCACTCCTGCCTTACGGGGCCGCCCCAAAAGCGGCTTCGGCACCGGTCGGGGAATAGCTCAGCCTGGTAGAGCACTGTCTTCGGGAGGCAGGGGCCGGAGGTTCGAATCCTCTTTCCCCGACCACATTTATTAAGCATTTCGTCCTCCATGGATGATTTTAAGTCCGGTGATGCTCCGGCGAAAGGCGCCGGGAGCCTTCACCTCAATCTCGTCGATAATCTGCTCTGTCACGGCCAGGGCATTGGTCAGGTAACCCGCCTCGAACGCCGCATAGATGTCGGACGTTTTCGAGTGGACCCGGTGGCCCAGCATCATTTGCCCTTCCACCCAAAGCGCCTCGCCCAGACGGCTACGCGCGAGCTTCGCGATCGATCGGCGGATCAGCTTCTGCCCGGTCTCGCCGTCGCGCGGCAGGCGCAGTTCATCCTGCATTCCCTCGAACGCCGTGCGAATCGATAGCGGCCCGACATAGAATCCTACGGGCGCCGCCTTGAGGTGCTCGACCAGCTGGTGAGCCACGGGCACGACCGGGCGGTATTTCTTCGTCTGCGGCCGGCCGCGCTGGTTGAGCGCGAGGGCGCGGATGTCGGGATACCATTGCCGGCGCTCGGGATCGGTCGACACATCATAAGCAGCGTCCGGCCGGCACCAGGTCGCGACGCTCACGCGCAGGAAGCGCAGCAGTGCCTCCCGGTAGGCAAGCTGGCGATCATAGGCCTTGTCGCTCATGCCGGCGGCGCGTGGCGGCCGGAGGCAATAGTTGAACATCTCGGCCAGCTTGGCGATGTCGGCGCGATATGCCGGCGTCTCGCTCACCTCGTCGGGCTTCTTCGCCTGGAAGGCTGCGGCATAGGGCGTATCGCCCCGGCCGTTGGCGTGGTTGATCGCGGCGCTCAGCGCGCGGACCGACCCTTCGACGGTGCCGGCGGTGCGATCACCCAGCACCTTGCCCGCGCTCGACACGACCGGCACCTCGAAAGCCCAGTCCCGGAAATCGTCGATCCACTCCTCGTTGACCTGGTCGCAGGTGGTATCCAGCCGCTCGGTCTCGATCAGATAATTCGACACATGGGCCAGCCGCGCCTTGATCGACGTCAGCGACGGCTTCTTGCGGACCGAGATCAGATAGTTGGACATGGCATCGACCAGCGGATGCGGCGGCGCGCCGACGACGAGCTGGCCGCAGGCCGCGCAGATCAGCTGCCCGCGCTCGCGTTCTACGTAGAGGGCGTCGAGCCGTTCCTCGGCTTTCCCGACATCCGCTGTGCCCGTCGATCGCGACCGGACGCGTCGGCGCTCGACGTCGTACCAGAAGATGTAGAGATGGGGGGAGCGGAGCGAGCCGTCCGACCGGCGGTCCCATCCGAGCCAGTATTTTGGTCGCCCGAGGCTGGTTGTCCCCCTGGTATAGAGCGGCTCTTCATGGTGCGGGTCAGGCATTGTTCTCTCAGCAATTTGGCGTTTTCGGTCTGGACGAGGTCGTTGACGCCGATCGCGACAAGCAGATCGAGGTCGTTCGCTTCGAGGCGGATGCCGCGTCCGTTGAGGATGGCGCGCTGCATGCGCTCGGCGATCTCGGGGAGAGCGGCGCTCATGGGGCCTCCACTCTGGCTCTCAGAGCGGCGGCGCACAGGGCAAGCGCTGGGGTTGCGGCCGATCTCCAGTCAAGGAATCCGGCACCCTCTATCCATACGCATGCCTGCCAACCGCCCTTATGACCCGCGGTCACAGACCATTTACCGGGCGCCGGCACCAGCGTCGCCGCCGCATCAACAGAGCCGGTGAATTTCGGCAGCGGCACCCCGTGATGGTTCTCATCATAGTAGCAGGTGCCCAGCGGATGGCCTTCATCAACCACGCGGATGCAGACGATAGGAGCGATGGCGCGATCGATATCGCGATTAGGTCCGGAAAGCTCCTCTACCTGCTGCGCTATCGCAAGCGGGCTCGCTTCGCTCATTACCGCCCTCCCTCAGCAAGAACGCTGTCAATCATGACAGTCCAGCCACTCGACCAAGGGGCGTATTCGACCCCGTTTGCAGCCTCGATCATGGCCGGCGTCGCCTCACGCATTGCCAAGACGGCGTCATGAGCCAGTCCCTTGACGTCGTCGGGATGAAGCTCGACTCCGTGGTGGCGCAGCACATCGGTCAGGCGCTTCACGACATTTTCGATCATGCCTGTTCCTCCCTCACATCCATCTCATTGCGGATATCGCTGGCAAGGGCGTCGAACAGCACGGCATCGTGCTTGGCGAGCGCCCAGCCCGCGACGCCGCTGTCCGCCTGCTCGCGCAGCTTCCTGGCGCGCGCCTCGATGAAATCGGCGATGCTGTCGCGATCGGTCACAGCTTCACCTCCCGGATGGCGGGCGCGTCGGGAAGCGGGCGCCAGTGGGTGACATCGCCTTGATACCAGTGATTGTTGCCTGTAACTTCCCAATGACCGGGGCGATCATCACCAACCCATGTGCAGAAAAACCCGCAATCGACTAACTGCTCATCTGCGTTGAATAGCAGAACTGTCTCTCCCGCCCTCGGCGCCGTCTCGATCGGCTGCCATCCCCTCTCAGCCGCCTCCAACCGATCCAGCAGGGCCGGGAGTTGGTTGATGGCGGCGATCACCAGTTTGGCGTTGGCCTCGCCGACTGCATCCCATGCACGATGATGGTCCTCATCGTAATCTTCCTCGATCTCCTTGACCGTGCTGTTCTCGGTCGTGAGCAATGTCGCCCACTTTCCGGCGATGTCAGCGCCAATCAGGAAATCGTCATAGCCGGTGCCAGTGTCGGGCGCGCTGCCATACTCGCCTTCCGACTGCTCGGTGTCGATCTCCCACGGCCCCGGCGTCGCCTTCGCGATCAGCCCGCGCAACTCCTGGATGATGTCAGTCACGCCGCCTCCTCCATCAACACAAGGGCAACCAGGTCGCCGATCGTCTCGGCCGCCAGAACATCCGCATCCTCGATCGGCAGGCCGCGCAGGATCTGGAGATGGAAGGCAATCCACAGCCGCCGAAACTCGGTCGCGCGGATCAGCCCATCATCGTCGGCCAGCTTGACCGGGATGAAGAGATGCGCGGCGATCACGATGCGCGCGGCCTGCACCGGATCGACCTCAGGCCGGAACGCTTCGGCAAGGAACGGCAGCGGCTGGCGCTCACCATCGCGGTTGCAGTCACGGCACCAACCGGGCTCCCCGCACTTCGACGTCATCCATTTGCCGTCGGCCTGCAGATATTCGTGGCAGACATCGATCCAATCGCGGCGGACGCGGACATCATTGCACATCGGTCGGCTCCTCGATCGGCAGGGCCAGCTGCGCCACCTCGATGCAATGGTTCGCCATCGCTTCCAGGATCTTCACTGCCTTCTTCATCGAAGCGGCGCGCCGGTGCTTGTCCTGCTTGCGCATGCGGCCGGAGTTGCGGAGCACGTTGCGGCCGGTCAGGTGCATCTCATCGCGGTTGCCCCATGCGGGCCCGTCGATGATGGCGGCGATGGTCTGGGCGATGTCAGGCATGGGCTTGGCCCTCGACATAGATCCGGTGGGCCTCCTGGAGGTCAGCCAGATTGCTGAATGAGAAGATCAGGCGGAAGCTGCGCTCGGCCGGATCAGGATGGCCGCCGCTCAGAGATGAGCAAAAGCCTTTGGCCAGCGCCGGGCGCAGCGGCTGATCCGCATAGACCGGGAACGCCTCGACCTTGCGCCAGCTGTTCGTCTCGCGCTCGGCGGCAGCTATCGCCGTTTCCTCCGACATGAACACTTTTCCGCACAGGACGCGGAACTCGCCATATTGGCGGGCCGATCGCGTATGCAGTGCGCGGGCAGCGCGAAGCATCCAGGCCACGGGAGCATCACTCATGCCGCACCCCCAATCGAAGCCCGGAACGCCCGGCCGGCGTCCGTCACATGGATGAAGCAGTCGCGCCGATCCTCGCCCTTGCGCCGCTCCAGCAGCCCTTCCCGCACCATGCGATCGAGCGCACGGGTGATGACGGGCTTATCGACCATGATCGCGGCCGCCATTTCCTTGACGCGCAGCGGCTGGCGCGCGTCCATGGCGACGCCGATGATGGCGAGCTGGCGCGCGGTCAGGTCGATGTAGGAGGGCGACCGTACGAAGGTCAGCGCCTGGTCGATGAGGTCAGCCATTGGGCTTATCCAATTCCTTGTGGGCGAGCATCATCAGCTCGGCGTTCGCCTTGGCGATGGCGGCGTCGGCGCCGGGGGTTGAGCCACTCACGAACTCTTCGTCCGATCCGGCTGCGCGACAAGCGTTGTGGAACCGGCCGCGAAGGTCGATCAACTCCGACAGCAGTTCCGGAGCGGCGGCGACCAGCGGACCGATGACATCCCGCTCCGCAAAGCCGGAATGGTGTCCCACCGATGCCACGACCGCGCCATGCGGACGCCCTGGCGCCGGGGCAGTGTGAACCTGCCCGGCGTTAGAATTCAGCCGCCAGGGGCCGTGCAGCGCTTCCATCATGGCGCTCATGACGGTTCGAGATCGCCAGCGTGGACGTTGACGCCCATGTCGATCAGGGCATTGAGCCACATGTCGCGCATCTCGGGCGTGCAATGCTCGGTCGCGTCCAACCAGTTCGGCGAGCGGCCATGCAGCGCGCTGAAGCGCACGCCGTAGAACAAGCTCTGCGCATTGTGCGGCAGTTCCGGCTCATGCTCGGCGCCGCACATCTCGCAATGCCCAAGCTTGGCCGGCATCAGCATCATGGTCGTGGTGCCCGGCGTTTCCTCGCCGGTGGTCATGTCCACAGTCACCATCTTGGTTTCGATCGGAATCATGGGGCGCGTCATGGTTCTGTCCTGTTGGCGGCCAGCCCGCCTCGAAGGCCGGCCGCTGGGGGTTAGGCGACGTCATTGGGGGCGGACGTCCGAGGCTTTGGGGTTCGTTAATTCCTGCGGGGCGCGGTCGGCGGGGGCAGCGGCTTACGCCTGTCACCCTCGACATGGACGCGGCCCCAATGTTCGGCGCCCTGACGCGGAAGCGGCTGAAGCGGGACGGGCACAGGCTTAGCCACGGCTCGCCTCCCACGCTTCCAGCGCCTCAAGCGCCTGCTCCCGCGCGCCGGCCGCGCCGATCGAGAGGGCAATGCCGTCAGCCAGGTCGGTGTCGACGGTGGCGGTCAGCAGCCGATTGAGCGCGCGGGCCAGCAAGGTCGGGACATCGCCCGCGATCGGACCGGGCGACACCGGCGCGTCGGTGCCCAGCACGCGCTGGACGGGGAAGCCGATCACATCCACGACGCGACATTCCGTGCGATGGCGAAGAACAGCACGCCGAAGGCAACCACGCCGCCCGCGATCATGACAACCTCATGCCAGAGGTTCGCGGTCCAGATCTGGGAGATATGGCGCTTGCGATATTCGGGCGTGCCGACGGTGAAGGCCGCAGCGCGCGGCACCGGCCGGCCAAACTGGCGCAGATAATCCTCCGCCCAGGCAACGACGCCCTCTTCCTGCCCGTCCGGCATGCCCAGCGCATGAGCCAGCCGCTCAAGGCGCAGCCAGGCGTCCTCGAAGTCCTGCACAGCATGCGCGCTATGGACGTCGCACAGATATTGCGTGAGCCAGTCCAGCTCGACGGAGGCGATGTCTGCCTCGATGCCTTTGGGGAAGGAGCCGGCGCGGAGCGTCGCGGCAGTGATGAGAGCGAGCATATGGCCTCCCGTTGATTACGGGATCGATATTACGATTATCGTAATACACGGTCAAGCTAGAAAAATACGGTTATCGTAATTTTCGGCCAGCGGTTATCCACAGCTTTCTATGCCGATGAAAAACAAGCCGTCTTTCATTCCGGCTTCGGATCGATAGAACATAGAGAGAACAACGTTCGATTCGATGTGGGGTGCGATGAGCGGGAGGACGGTTTACAGGGCTGTTTGTCTGGGTCGGCCGATAGGGCCGTGGCGCAGCTCGCTGAGGCAGGTGCATCGCGATCTGATGGAAGAGGGGCTGGGGCAGTACAGCGAATGGAGCCGCACGTTCTACGTTACCGTGCCCGGCGATATTCAGCACGCATGGAGAAGCGATGTCCAGCGCGCGAACCAATCACATGCGGGAAGCGCGCCAAATAACCCGGCCGATGATACGAAAGCCGCCGCCGCTGATCGGGATATCCTGGTGCGACGGGTTGCTTGAACAGGGGACCAGCCGCGCCGGGCTTTCCTGGTATTGCTTGAAGGTGGTCTCACCCTCCCCGTTTTCGACGACATAATAGCGACCCGGCCAGAGATCGAGATCGGTCGGGTCAATAATGATCGTGGATTTATCGGGAACGACGAGATCCATGGAATCACCGTCGACCGTGAGCGCGTAGGCGCTGGACGGCAGGGACGGATCGGGCGAGGGAATGGAACGCCGCGCGCTGCTGATAGCCTCACGCCAATTGCCGCCGGGAACTTCGCCCAGCAGCGGGATGGGCCGCGCGGCTGGTGGCGCATCTTCTTGCATTCCTAGCCACGCAGCGACCGCAGGCATCTCGTGCTGCTGCACGCGACGATTGCCCTTGATCACCTCCGCTATGCGCGCCGGGGCAACGCCAATGTGAGCAGCAAGCTCGTTCTGCTTGAACATCTTGGCGGCCCACTGGCGGCGCAGCTCAGCGACAATTTCATCATGATTCGGCACTGGGATACATTGCGAAAATCGTAATGGGTGGTCGATGACGGACATCGTAATCAATCCTTGCGAAAAATTACGGTAATCGTAATATGGCGAAATGCGGAACGCGGCAGAAATAGTAGAAGCGCTTGGCGGCACGGTTGCTGTCGCCAATGCGCTGGGCATCGCACCAACGACGGTATCGAGCTGGAAGAAAGCCGGCCGGATACCCCCATGGCGGGTGCCAGTCATCCGTCAAATGGCCGAGAAATCCTCGATCGCGCTGCCGGACATCTCCCCGCCTATCGCAACCGCAACGACATTTCCAACAGATTAATCATCTTTTGTTCACCCATCGTTCCATTTTTGTACAGCGGGGACCACATGTCTGAGGGCAGCATCGCAGCGGACCAGCTTCGTCTTCTGATCGAGCGCATCGAGCGGCTGGAGGAAGAGAAGAAGGGGATCAGCGACGACATCAAGGACGTCTATCTGGAAGCCAAGGCGACCAGCTACGACCCGAAGATCATGCGCCAGATCATCCGCCTGCGCAAAATGCAGCCGCACGACCGTCAGGAAATGCAGGCGGTGCTGGAAACCTATCTCTCCGCGCTCGGCATGGAAGACGGCCCCGGCTGCCAGCCGGACATGTATGAAGGCCATGACGGCCGGCCCGAACCGAGCAAGCCCGCCCCTGCCCCGACGGCAGACGATGCGGAACGCTTCACGGCGGCGCTGAGCCTAGTGGTGGATCATCAGAACGCGTCCGCCTCGTGGCTGCAGCGTCAGATGCGCATCGGCTATAACAGCGCGCAGCGGCTGATCGAAGAACTGGAGCGCAAGGGCGTGGTGGGTCCGCCCAACCATATCGGCAAGCGCGACGTGCTGATCCCGGCCGGTGGACAGGCGCAGGCGGCATTGCAGGCCATGCACGAGGCGGCTGGCTGATGCTTGATGTCACCACACCCGCGGTCGTGACGATGGATCATGCCACGCTCTATCTCGCCGATGCCAACGAGCTGCTGCACCGCCTCGGTCGTGTGCTGCTGGTTGCCGACCCGCCCTATCTGTTCGACAATTCGGGCGGCGGCGCTTTTCGCGCTGCGCGTGGCGCATCGGACCAGATCGTTGCGGAGCGGCTGGACGAGGGCTTCGATCACAGCATCATCAATCCGCTGCTGCATCCCAGCGTCGTCGTGTTCTGCCACAACGACCAGTTGCCCGAACTGCTCGCCTATCTGACTGGCAATTACCGCCGGGTGTGCGTGAACGTGTGGATCAAGCCCAACCCGTCGCCGCATCGGAACAAGCATTATCTGGCGGACACGGAGTTCTTCATCCACGCCTGGCAGGAAGGCCATCACCCGGTTGGCGATCACCACGACATGCACCGCCATGTCACCGCGCGCAGCCAGCCGTCAAAAGTCCACGACCATCCCACGGTGAAGCCGGATGCTGTGATGGAAAAGATCATCGCCAATATGGGCGAGGGCATCATCTGCGACCCGTTCATGGGCACCGGCTCGACTGGCGTCGCAGCGGTCAAGGCCGGCCGGACGTTCATCGGGATCGAGCATAATCCCAAGCATTTCGCCACCGCTGTCGAACGGCTGCGGCTGGCCCATGAGCAGCGTCCCCACGCGCCACCCTGATCCCAGTTACCCCCTTTCGGCATGCAGCCCGGACGCCGCGTCGGCCCGGGTGGAAACAAGGCCACGATGTCCCGCCGGCTGGTTCGTACTCCCAGCCGGCAGGGGCCAAGCGGTTCGATCTGGGGGCAAGGCTACTGCCGTAAATCGTGGTCACCGACGCACATTTTTGAGGAGATCATCATGTCTGAGATTCACCCGGCACCGGCCGAGTTCTCGTCCGACCAGATCGGCGCCGACCCAATCCTGCGCTACTTCCATTATTCCCACCTGCCGCCCGTCCTGCAGGGCGCATCGCGGCCGTTCTGCGATCTCGCCCGCCACATCGTGGAAACGCTGCCGCGCAATCCCGAGCGCACCGTCGCGCTGCGCAAGCTGCTGGAAGCCAAGGACGCGGCTGTCCGCGCCAACGTCAACTGAGGGGCCTATCATGAAGACAGATTCCTTTTCCAGCGCGGAGATCGCCGACCGATCCCTGTCGATGTTCGAGGTGATCTCGGGCGAACTGAGTAACGCGATCGCTCGCACCAATGAGCTCGCCGACCGGCTGCACACGCGGAACGACCGCCTGTTCGGAACCGCCCCTGAGGGCGGGGATGACCCGCATCCTGTGCCGTCGCCGGACGGCGCCATTCAGACCGCCATGCTCCTGCTCTCTGACCTTAATTTCGCGCTCGACCGCGTGAATGCGCAGGTGGAGCGCCAGCACGTCCTGATCTGACCAGACCCCGGCCATGTGCCGGGGCGAGGCTGAGATCAGCGGGTGCCATATGCAAATCGAACTGCCCTTTCATCAGGAGTGCGCCACATGTCGCGCATGACGCCGCGCGCCCGGCTGGAGCAGCGCCTGATCGCCGAGGGCAAGCTGGCTCCGCGCGACACGAAGACGCCTGCCCCGCTCAAGGGCAAGGATCGCCTGTTCGCGCTGGGCCGCCTGAAGACGGGCGAGAAGAACAAGTCAGAGCAGCGCTTCGAAGACGAGATCCTGCGCCCCGGCATGATGGCAGGCGATATCCTCTGGTACCGCTTCGAGGGCATCAAGCTGCGCCTGGCCGATAACACCTTCCTGACCGTTGATTTCGCGGTCATGGGTGCCAACAGCATCATCACGATGATCGACGTCAAGGGCAGCGAAGCCGTCATCCAGGAAGACGCGCGCGTGAAGATGAAGGTCGCCGCCGAAGCCTATCCCTTCCGGTTCCAGTTCGCGTTCCCCGGCAAGGCCGGCTGGACCTATGAGGATGTTGGGGCATGAGCTGGGAGGCTGAGAACTGGGCGCGCCAGCAGCGCACCGGCGACCCCGTCACCAAGGCGGTGCTGGTCGGCATCGCGAACTGGATGAACCCCAAGGGCGACGAGTGCCAGGTGTCGATGCGCCGGCTTGCGGACGAGGTCGAAATCTCGGTCCGCACCGCGCAGCGCCATGTCCAGCGCCTCGCAGAGCTGGGCTTTATCGTGAAGTCCGACGCGGTGCGCAGTGACGGCGGACAGGGCTGGAACAGCTTCAAATTCCCCGGCTACAAGCCGCCCCGCGTCAGCCATGTTGAACCGCCTGCGAAGGTCGATAACCCCCATGACAATTTGACAGGGGGGGAGGGTGACAAATTGACACCCCCCCATGACAAATTGACACCCTCCCCCGCGACAGATTGTCATGGGGAGGGTGACACAGCTGTGTCAGGGGAAGGATCTGATAAGGATAATAATATCCCCCCTATAGCCCCCCAGGGGGCAAAAGACCCTGCCGAGAAGCGAAATCGGGGAAGTCGGATTCCGGCGGACTGGAAACCGCCAGCGCTCACCGACCTCCCGCCTGCTGCCATGGCCAAGGCTCGCCAATGGCCTGCCGGCGCCTACGAGGCCGAGGCAGAAGCGTTTCTGAACTTCTGGCTGGCTGAGGCGAGCGGCCGCGCCTGCAAGCTCGACTGGGACAAGGCCTGGTGTACCTGGATCAACCGATCGACGGGGCAAATCCTGCGCGATGCCCGCTCCGGCGTCCAGCACAGCGCGCCGTCGTCCACGCCCCGCCCTGCCCTGCCTGCCAAGGCCCACGATACCAGCCGTGAGAACGGCGCGGCGGCGAAGATCCGCACGCTGGTCAAAGCGAAGATCGGCGATCAGCAATATGACCGCTGGGTCGCGCCGTCCCGGCTCGACATCGATGCCGGCACGATGACGGCCGTGGCGGTCAGCAGCTTCGCCAGCAATTATCTGCGCGACAATTTCGCCAACGACCTGGCGCAGGCGATGCACGCGGTGCTCGGCCCCGACGCCGAACTGCGCTTCGCCAATGAACAGCCACCGGCGTGAGCCCGCCGGAAAACATGATCAACATCAACGAGGAGCGACCAACATGACCGAAGATGACAGCTTCAAAGTGGAGCTTGAGGAAGGTCGGGAGTTCACGTTCTGGTCGCATGACGGATACACGATGGATTTCCCGGTGACGGCGATGTCGATCCAAGTCTCGATGGATCATTGCCCTGGGTGGTACCGACGAACATTTGCGGTTGGGATTGTGCTGGGTTGGTTCGCCGCGGCAATAGCAGGCCTGTTCGATTACGACACATGGAGCTGGGAGTGGAGCCGTTCTGCTGGCTTCAAGGCCTTCCGTTTTGAGAAGCGCAAACGCGTTCCCTGATGGCGAGCGCTCAGATGTCACCAGCTTGAACGGAACGGGGGATGGAATGAGGAATGACCAGTTGGAGCTGTCCGTTGCCCACCGGATCAACCGCAAGCTCTGGCCGTTCGGCGCGCCGGTGAAGCGGGTGACGCTGGCAGAGCTGCGCGCCCGCGAGCGCTCGACCAATCGGAAGCTGAAGCAGATGGGGGGAATATGATCAGACAGCCAAAGCCGGGCCGCACGCTCAACGATCGCGAGGAAATCCTGATGGGGATCATCCGCGAATGCACCGAGGCGGCCTTGCCCATCCCGACGATCGACAGCATCGCCGAGAAGCTGGACGTCGCGCTGGGCGGCACCGTGCCCGAGATGTTCCGCCGGCTGCAGGACATGGGGCTGATCATCAACGAGCCGTTCCAGCGCGGCCGCCGCGTTTGCCTCGTTGAAACCGGCAAATGGTCGGCCGCGCCGCTCAACACCGCGCCGCACTGGCGCACGCGCCCCAAGAAGGTGCCGGCGCCCGCGCCGGTCGCCATCCGCACCCGCCGCCCCGACATCGCCGCCGAGATCTTCACCGAGGCCGCGCGCCTGGGCAAGCCGGCTGTCGAATATCTGGCGGACCTCGTCTTCATGGGCTGGGAGGCAGAAAAGAACCGTGTCTAAGCTCTCCGCGAAGCAGCGGCGCTTCGTTGACGAATATTTGATCGATCTCAACGCGTCGGCAGCAGCTCGGCGCGCGGGCTACAGCGTCAAATCCGCCTATTCCATTGGCGAAGAGAACCTGAGGAAACCTGAGATCAAGGCCGCAATCGAGGAAGCGCAGGCCGCGCTGAGCGAGCGCACCCAGATCACACAGGAGATGGTGCTACGCCGCTGGTGGGACATCGCGACCGCCGATCCCAACGAACTGATCCAGTATCGCCGCACCAACTGCCGGCACTGCCATGGCGAGGGATTCGCCTATCAATGGGTCGATCAGGCGGAATTCCAGAAGACGCTGGCCGCCGCGGCGGCCGTCGAGAATGCGACCTATGAATCGATGCCGACCGACGATGGCGGCTATGGCTTCAGCAAGAAGGCCGATCCGCACCCCGACTGCCCGATGTGTGGCGGCGAAGGGCGCGAGGATGTGTTCGCCCACGACACGCGCCATCTGCTCGGCGCCGCGCGCCTGCTCTATGCCGGCGTGAAGATCACGAAGGATGGCCTTGAGATCAAGATGAAGGATCAGGACAAGGCGCTGGAGAATGTCGCCCGGCACCTGGGCATGTTCAAGGACAAGGTCGAGCACGACATCACCGACGATCTCGCCGCCGCCATCATCGCCGGCAATGCCAGGGTGAACCGTGGCGCTGAGTGACCGCATCGCGCTAGCCGAGCGGATCGGCGAGTTTCGCTATTCTCCCCTCGATCATGCCCGCTTCGCCTATCCCTGGGAAACGGAGGCAATGCCCGCCTCGGGTCCGCGTACCTGGCAGGCCGAAGTGTTCCAGCAGATCGAGGAGCATCTCGCCAACCCGGAGACGCGGCACGCGCCCTGCCGCATCGCCGTCGCGTCCGGCCACGGCATCGGCAAGTCGGCCGGCATCTCCATGATCAACAAGTGGGCGCTCGACACCTGTGTCGACACCCGCATTGTCATCACCGCCAACACCGAGGGCCAGCTCCTCACCAAGACAGGGCCGGAGCTCGCGAAGTGGGCGCAGCTGGCGGTCACCGGCGACTGGTTCAAGGTCAACGCCACCAGCATCGTGTCGACCATGGGCGATCGGTCCAAGTCCTGGCGCACCGACCTTGTCACCTGGTCGGCAAACAACACCGAGGCCTTCGCCGGCCTGCACAATCAGGGCAAGCGCATCGTCCTGATCTTCGACGAGGCGTCGGGCATCATCAACAAGGTGTGGGAGGTGGCGCTCGGCGCGCTCACCGACGAGGACACCGAGATCCTGTGGCTGGCCTTCGGCAACCCGACGCTCAACACCGGCTCGTTTCGTGACTGCTATGGCAAGAGCCGTAACATGTGGAAGACGCGGCAGATCGATAGCCGCAATGTCGAGGGCACCAACAAGAAATATCTCGACGAGCTGGTCACCACATACGGCGCGGACAGCGATATCGTGAAGGTCCGCGTGCGCGGCATGTTCCCCTCCGCCTCGTCGATGCAGTTCATCGGCATGGACCTGGTCGAGCAGGCACAGAAGCGCGAGGTGGAAGCCATGCGGTCCGATCCGCTGATCTATGGTGTGGACTGCGCGCGGTTCGGTGACGATCACAGCACGCTCGCCAAGCGCTGCGGCCGCGATGCCCGGTCCCGCCCCTGGCTGCGCTGGTATGGCGCCGATACGATGAAGGTCGCCGGCGACATCGCGACAGAGGCGATGCGCGAGCATCCTGACGCGATCTTCGTCGACGTCGGCAACATGGGCGCCGGCGTGGTCGATCGCCTCCGCCAGCTGCTGCCCGACATGCTGATCATCGAGGTCAACTTCGGGGGCAAGGGGCGCGATGCCGTCTGGGCCAATGGCGTTCGCGTGAAGACGGCGAACAAGCGCACCGAGATATGGACGTCCATGCGGTCATGGCTGGAGCATGGCGCGATCCCCGACGATCAGGGCCTGTCCGACGATCTCACCGGGCCGGAATATGGCTATGATGAGGAACAGCGGCTGGCGCTGGAGAAGAAGAAGCACATGAAGGCGCGCGGCCTGCCCTCGCCTGACGATGGTGACGCGCTGGCCACGACGTTCGCCGAGCCGGTCGCGCCGCGCTCGGTGCCTGGGTACATGAACCCCGAGAATTACGGCCGGTCGCGCGGGGGCGATCGCTATGCGGAGTTGGATTGATGACAGAGGAAGACATGGAAACGGTAGTATCTGTTCACGACCGGGAGATCGGTGAATGGAAGCTGGTCGAGTTTGCATGGAACAATCACCATGCTTTGCGTTCCTGCGGACAGGTTGCGACCTTCAACGACAAGGAAGATGCGCGCCGGCATGTGAAGAAAATGGCCATGCAAGCTGCGCTCGCGCACGCTGCGACCAAAGCGTTCCCGCCCGTCGATCGTGCGGATCTCGATTGATGCGCAGCAGCGATGAGCGCGCGGGCCTGCCTGAGGTCAAATGGGAAAAGGTCGAGTTGACCGATGTTCGTGACGTCGGCGGAGGCGTGAAGGTGGGCTTGTACAATGGCGCGCCTGTCGTGATTCATCCCGCCGCGCCGGTAAAGGCGAAGGCGCTGGTTGTGCCGCCGCATAAGGCGGGCTTTACCCTTCACCATAACGATCACTATGCCAACTATTGGACCGCGGAAGAGGCTATTACGGACGGCCAAGGCGGCTGGTATGGTGACGATGACAACTGGGTCAGCCTCGAAGAGAAGGCGAAGGCCTGCGCGACCAACGAGATATGGACCGCGCAATGGTATCCCGAAACGCCGATTGGCTTTTGCTTGCTGCACGCGTCGACGCTGGAAGCCCTGAACATCGGCCTGAGTGCGGTCGATTCAACCGACGCCCCCTAGCGCCCACACCATCGGCACCGTGATCGATATCACCCACGGATAAGGAGAACCCCATGAAGCGCTTCTTCACGATCTTCGCCCTGCTCGCCGTCTCCGCCTGCACCGGGCTGCTCGCGTTCGCGTCCGCTTCCATTGCCGCCGTCGATCGAACGATGGACTTCGCCTTCAACCTGATCCCCGACATGATCGGCAACAAGGCACGTTTCGTTCTCGACAATGGCCATCCGCGTTCGCCGCTGGCATCGTTGCGCGCCGGCCTGGCCTGACGCGAGCGCCGGATTGACTATGCGGGCGGCCAGCGATGGCCGCCCTTTTTGATGGCGCGGATCGTCGGGCGGGATCATGATGAACCCTCCACTTTGGAGACGATTCTTGGAACATGCACCGCTGACGCAGCAACATATCGATTTTCTCAACAATGCGGAGAACGGCCCCATCGAACTCTCGACCATCGACAAGATGGACCAAGGCCTTGAGCTCGAATTTCTTGCGGATGCCGGCTATCTACTGTGTGAGCAAACCTATGTAGATCCGGTTCCGGCCAATAATCGGTACCGCTGGACGCGCACCGACAAGCCGATCCCGTAACTCTCACCGCTTGGGGCGGGGCCGTCGATTCAACCCGATAGCCCTGCCCCATATCCCTGCTCCCGCAACCCAGCGGGAGACAGGCCATTTGCACATCCACCCCCGACGTTCCGACCGTCCCGGAGCGCCAGTCCGTGCAGCTGCCCGACGAGGGCGCTGATCCCGTAGCCGATCGCGATGCGCGTCGTCGGCGCCGCGCAACCATCGCTGGCATGATGACCAGCCCCTCCGGTGCGCTGGGTTCCGCCAACACATCGGCGACCTCGGGCACGCTCGGCTGATGGCGTCGATCCGCCAGGATTGCGAGACGCGCCTGATCGGCATGAAGGCGATCCGCTCCGACTATGAGGCGGAGTGGAAGGAAATCGCGCGCTTCTGCCAGCCGGCTCGCTCGCGATTCCTGAACGGCGACACCAACAAGACGGCGCGGCGCGCGCGCAACGCCCGGCTCTACGACGAATATGCGATCGGCAGCTACCGCACGCTTGCCAATGGCATGACGTCGGGCCTGTCCTCGCCATCGCGCCCCTGGAAGAAGCTCTCCACCTACGACGACGCGCTGCTCGATGAGCCGGAGGTGCGCTTCTGGCTGTCCGAGGTTGATCGGCTGATGGACGCCTTCTTCGCGCGCACCAACTTCTACGGCGCGGCAAAGACCGGCTACCATGAACTCGGCCTGTTCGGCACCGAAGCCTGCGTCATGATGGAGCATCGCGACGTCGGCATGGTCTGCCACCCGCTGACGGCCGGCGAATATTGGATTTCCATGTCCGACGCGATGGTCGCGGACACGCTCTATCGCCGGTGCCCCATGACCGCGCGCCAAGCGGTGCAGTCGTTCGGCAAGGAACGGGTCAGTACCACCGTCCGCAATGCCTATCACCGGTCGAACCATGAGGATCTGGTCAATGTGTTCCAGGCGATCGAGCCCAACCCGCAATGGCGGCCGGGCGATCCCTTCTCTCACCGGTTCCGCTCCATCTATTGGGACGAGAATGATCAGGCGGACCGCGTCCTGCGCATCTCCGGCCATCACGACCAGCCCTTCTATGCGCCCCGCTGGGATCTGACTGGCTCCGACGCCTATGGCTATTCCCCGGCGATGGAGGGCCTCGCCTCGATCCGCGAGCTGCAGATGCAGAACAAGCGCGAGAACGAGGCGATCGACGGCATCGTGAAGCCGGAGAAGGTCGTCAAGCCCGGCCTCAAGCTCACCGGCCAGCCCGGCAACATCGTCTCGGCCGCCGACGTCGACAAGGATGCGGTAATGGTGCCGTACGAGATGCCCTGGCAGGCGCTGGAACAGATCTCGAACAAGATCGGCCGGCTCTATCAGCGCATCGACGCTACCTCCTACGCCGACCTGTTTATGGCGATCACCAACATGCAGGGCATCCAGCCCCGCAACATCGAGGAGATCGCGGCGCGCAACGAGGAGAAGCTGACCCAGCTCGGCCCGACGATCGAGCGCGTCAACAATGAGAAGCTCGCTGTCGCCATCGACCGCGTGTTCGGGATCATGATGCGCGGCAATATGCTGCCGCCGCTGCCCGAGGCGATGCAGGGGCAGAGCGAGATCAAGGTCGAGTTCGTCTCGATCCTCACCCAGATGCAGCGCATGGTCGGCCTGGGCCAGATCGAGCGCACCGCGTCCTTCGTCGGTAACCTCGCCGGCGCGTTCCCCGAAGCGGCGGACAAGCTCAACACCGACGAGATGATCGACGAATATGCCGATCGCGCCGGCACGCCGCCCAAGCTGATCCGCACCGCCGAAGAGGTTGCCAAGCTCCGCCAGCAGCGCGCGCAGCAGCAGAACCAGCAGCGCATGGCCGAGATGATGCCAGCCGTGCAGCAGGGCGCCGACGCCGCACGCCTCCTGTCCGAAACCGACGTCAACGGCACGCCGATGCTGGGCACGCTCCTGGGGGCGGGATGAGCAGCCAGGAACAGGACATGGCCGAGCTGATGGCCCTCCCATCCTTCCGTCGCTTTTTGTGGCGGTCGATTCAATCGAGCGGAATCCTGAGCCAAGGAACGAGCGGGGCTGATGGCCGCGATCTCTCATATGCAGAGGGGCGGCGCAGCCAGATGTTCGCGATCCTTGCCGATGTCGAAGTCGGCCAGCCCGCCGCGGCGCGCCACCCTCACAGCATCATGACGATCTTGGCGGTCCTGCGCGAGGCAGCGAACCCAGCCCCGAAGGAGAAGAAGAGTGCAACTGGTCGGTATGACGAAATCCCGGAATAG